ACTTATCGTAGCATCAAACTTTGTTCTTTTATTTATGTCAAACTTAGCCCAATCATTTAACAATTTATTAAAATAAAGATCTCCATAACTTCCATCTTGTTTCATACCTACGTGATCTTGTATGTACATTTCAATAGCTGCTGCGTGAGCTTGTTTAATATCTTCGCTAGAGTTAGGTATACCACCTATTTCTTTTTCAGCAACAGATAATTTATTCCAAACTTTATCTGGTCTGTTCATACTAAAACCTCTGTAGCCTCTACGTCTTAAATAGTATAATAATCTAGGTTTATTATTTT